TATCTCTCACCAAAAATACCACTAATATGTGCCTTCTCAACACCTTGTTCCTTCATTAGTTCTCTGTTTTCTTTTCTAGCATCAGACACTTTTGAGTCACCAAGCATATCGCCACGCAACCACTTAAACACATCAGTAGCACCCTTTATCGCCAGTACAATACCACCTATAATCAACGCAATCTTAGCAACGATGACAGCAGCAGATGCTATTACACCAATAACGGTTCCAATTGCAGATGCAACAGCAACAATCGGGGCAACAATTCCAATCAAAGCGATTGCACCTAGTCCACCAAGAATCCATTTAAAATGTTTTCCGATGAAATCAAAAACTCCAGTCAACTTTTCAAAAATTTCTGGTCGTGCTAAGAATTTAAATGCAGCACTTCCAACAATTCCTAATCCTATTGCTGTTACAGCATCCATCAATCTACCAAACACACCTTTCACAGGTGCTAAAACACCCTGTGAAATTTTACCGATCATACTACCTGTCTTCTTACCAGTTGCTTCAAGTCCTTTTTCTTTTTTATCTTGTTCTTCTTGAGCAGCATCCTCTCTAAGTTGTTGATTTTCTTTATCTGCTGCACCCACTCTTGATTCATAATCTGCCTTAATAAACTCGGCAATACCTGACAATACACCGTTTATTTGTGCTATTTCTGCATTTTCTCTCTGATGATTAGTTCTATGTGTTTGTTGTATATTTTTTATTATAGTTATTTTTTCAGCATTAACCTTTACCTGCTCCTCCAACTTCATCAAACCAGTCTCTGGTGGAGCAGTCAATTTTGATGGTGATATTTTTGCTTTGTTCTTTTCTTTTTCTTTTTTTAACTTTGCCTGAACTTTTTTTAATTCTCTTAAGTTTATATCTGCCTGTACTTCTGCGAGTGTCTGAAACTTTTTTGGTCTTCCTCTTCTTTTCTTTACTTTACCACCCTCTGCACCTAGTTTATCTTGAACCTTTTCATTTGCCATGTCAGAAAGTTTACTAACCTTCATCTTTGCCTTTTTCTTTACCTTTTCGGCACCAGACTTCACTGCCTTCTTTGCGGCTTTTTTTCCTATAATAGCAGCTGCTTTTAATGCCATTAAGATTTACGTTGTTGTGCTTTTAAGTTTTCTTCTTCGATATATTGTTTTAACAGAGTCACATACACATCTCGTTCCCAAGGCATCATATTCTCTATCTCTGTCAAAGAGTATTTATGATGCTGAATCAGGGCAAAGTTAACTTTATAGTATGACTCTAGACTCATATGAGCCATACCTAACTGAAAAAACTTGCCAGACCCTCCAATACAACTTCAGATTCAACACCAGTTTGAGGATTCGTTACCTTAAGTGTATGACTTAATTTAGGCATGGTTCTAAAAAACTCTTCAACCTCTTGGAATTGTTTAGTATTGAGTTGATCGATAAACTCATCAAGTTCCTCTTTTGTGCTCTCAGATGCATCCCAACTCTCCTCTTCATCATAAATTATATCAATACATGATGATAACATAGACATCGCTGCCGATACTGACTCATTTGGTTCTGCCATTTCAAAATCAAAATTGTTTTCAATAAACTGATCTAATGATGGATATTTCAATTTCATTGAATACTTTTCGTCAAGTTTTACAATTAACTTGTGATCCTTACTCTTAACAACTTTGATGTCATCTATATTAATAGATGTTTCAACTTTAGTTTTACCATCGTCAGGGCATGTAATATTGACCTCAACAGACTCACCAACTGACTTTGATCTAACATTCAAGAAAAGATACTCAATGTCAAATGTAGGTAACTTAGTCACATCAACATTTTTTGTGATAAGACAATCACCAATAATTTGTATAATCGCATCAGTAATTTGTTTCTGATCCTCAGACTCCAAAGCAAGAACAAGTATTTTTTCTTCACGAACTAAGAAAGGGCGGTATCTAACTTTTTTTCTATTTGAAGGAAGAGTCAACTCATAAGTTGGAGTATTAATCTTGGGTAATGGCATAATATTTCATTCAGTGTTTTATTTATAACACATTGTAAGCATTTTTTAGTATTTTGTCAATACATTAGTGAGATAAGTTTCGGAGTATTCTGCTGAATTAGTCTTCTCAGATTTTTTAGGTTCTTTTCTAAATGAATTAAAAATATCAAGTCCAGTTGAAAGAATACTACGTTGTCTTCTCTTGCGATTGACCACGTATCTATCATAGTTGAAACTTACGGAAACTTTTAATATATCTGCACTACCATAGGTTACTGGAATCGGTGTGATTGACTTTGGAAATGCGTTTATGAACTGATATGATAATGCACGATCAAGATTTTTCTCAAACTTTGATATGTAAATGGAGGATACTTTATAAGAATCCGGATATCTCATTCTACGATAATATGGTTTCTGTAAATCACCAACTTCACCTTCGGCACCACTGGTGATATAATCCATCCATCCCTCAAATATTCTTAGTAATGTATAGTCTTGATCAACATAGAAAGAAAAATCAATGTCTGTGTATAATCTTGAATGAGCAAACTCTTGAGGCACACCCATGAAATTATCTTTAACTTCAGCAGTCGCTAGGGCAGTTGCGGGTAAAGAAGCATCAAAACATAAAATACCCATTTCACGAGATATAAAATCATCTGCGTTGAGTATTCCTACATTGTTTCGGAGATAGTTTTGAACGCTTGAATTAAATCCAGCGAAATGAACTTGATATTGATTATTTAACGATAACTTACCAAATTTGACTTTGGCATCAGTCATGGTTATTTTTGATACTAATGACACACTAAATACCTTTATGACTTTGTTTTTATATATTTATGTCATATAAAGGGAGATACCAACCATCATACCCGCGAAAGTACAAAGGAAACCCATCGAACATCATTTATCGATCACTTTGGGAACGAAAGTTCATGGTTTACTGTGATTTGAATGAAAACATTCTTGAATGGGGTAGTGAAGAGATTGCGATACCCTATCGCTCTCCAATTGATAATCGTGTTCATAGATATTTTCCAGACTTCTATGTCAAACTTAAAGAGACAACTGGAAAAATCAAAAAATATATTATTGAAGTCAAACCTAAAAAACAACTAAAACCTCCAAAGAAACCGAAAAGACAGACAAAGAGTTATCTTTACGAAACTTATGAGTATGCTCGTAATCAAGCAAAATGGAAAGCAGCAAGTGAATACTGTAAAGATCGTTTGTATGAATTTAAGGTAATGACGGAAGACGAACTCGGAGTTAAATGAATCGTATCAGTCCAGTATTAGACCGACTCATAGGTATCGAAGATCCTAGTGAATTAGTCACAGAACTTGAAGAAGTTATTAGTGATAGTGTGTCTGCTCCAGAGGCAGGGCAATTTTTTGTATTCTCCTATGTCCCAAAAAAGGCAGATACAATCTTTGATGTCAATCCTCTTGTCGCTGTGACTGAAGTATACTCATGGGGTTTTCGTGGGGTAAATTTTCATCATGGTCAATATCGTACTTATTCATTTTCAAATCTAGTTGGTCAGACATATCGTGTCTATCCTGAAGAGATAAAAGACCTCCAAGCATTACCTTTTGGTAAAATACGTCTAAATAGTTAAAAAAAGATATGTCAGCAGTAGAATTCACAAAAGAACAAGAACAGAGGATAAGAGATAAAAATCCCCTTGCTGAAGAAATCATAGCGAGTAATAAGGCGGCCGTACAAAACGCTAAAAATCGTGCTAGAAGCAAATTCGGCAAAATATTAGGAGGAACAGTTTTAGGTGGTCAATTTAGATATCCACTTGAGGCACTCACTGAGACAACTGACTACTTACAATTTACGATTGTTGAATATCAACCTACAAAACAAGTGAGTGGTGGCAGTTTAACCGCTGGGCCAGGATCACGTCGTATTGGCCCTGCCGGTACAAAGGACAAAGCAAAGAAAATATTAGGAAGTATCATCATGCAAATGCCATCAAATATCCAAGATGGAAATGCTGTAGATTACGGTGAGAGTAAGATGAATACTTTGATGGGTGCTGCTGCCGGTTTAGTTGGTTCTACTATAGAAGGTGGCGGTGAAGCACTATCAGCAATGATAAAAGGAGATAAAAAGGGATACGAAGCAGCAACTGCAAATATGACAAAAGAAATGAAGAATACAGTTGGAACTGACTCTTCAATCATGGATGCTGCATCACAATTCGTGACTGCAAAAGCGACAGCTTCTGCCATAGGTGCATTAGGAGGTAACGTATCTGCTGCTGATCTTCTTGCAAGACAAACAGGTCAGATCTTTAACCCTAATATGGAATTACTTTTTAATGGCCCTACACTAAGAAGTTTCAATTTTTCATTCAAAATGACACCAAGAAGTTCTTCTGAGGCACAAGAATGTAAGAATATAATTAGATCATTTAAATCAAATATGGCACCTAAAACTAAAAATACAGGAACACTTGGTGGATCAGGTATGTTCTTAAAAACACCAAATGTATTTGAACTCAGATACAAAAAAGGAAATGGTGATCACCCATTTTTGCATAAATTCAAACAATGTTTCTTGACAAACGTATCTGTAAACTACACTGGAGAAGGTGTATATACGACTTATGACGATGCAACACCCGTGTCAATGCAGATAGATCTTTCATTCAAAGAACTAGAACCAATCTATGATGTTGATTATGATGATGCAGGAGGTGTTGGTTTCTAATGTCTTACTTCAGAGAATTACCTAATATCAAATACCCTTCATTTTTAAGTGACAAAAATTCATCACTTGAATATCTTGAGGTCAAAAACTTCTTTCGTCGTGTCAAGTTAAGAGAGGACTTACAGAATACATTGACTGTCTTTAATAAGTATGAAATACCTATGGGTTCACGACCAGACAATGTTGCAGAGGAATTGTATGGTTCAGCATCGTTAGATTGGGTGGTAATAACTTGTGCGGGTATTGTAAATATTCGTGATGAATGGCCTTTAGATAGTGAACAAATTTATAACTATTCCCTCAACAAATATGGCACAGAATTAAATGAGGTAAAGTATTACGAAACAAAAGAAATCAGAGATAGTGAAGATCACTTAATATTACCAAAGGGTAAAAAAGTCAATTCTAATTTTACTGTAAAATATTTTGATAATGGACTTGGAATTTATGTAACTAAATCAGGAACAAATGTAAGGAATGGAATATCCAACTATGTTCATGAAACAAGACTTAATGATGATAAAAGATTTATATTTGTATTGAAAAATGAGTATCTTCAACAATTCTTAAATGACTTTAGAGATATCATGGTGTATGGAAAGTCCTCTCAGTTCGTAGATGATAAAACTGTTAGAACAGAAAATCTAAACTTATCAATGCCATAAAAAAAGGGAGGTTGCCCTCCCAGTGTTTTAGTCTTCAGCAAGTTTTTGGAAATACGACAGTGTATCATCGTCTTCAATTTCACTTGAGGATGATGCCACAGAAGCAACTGTTTCTCTAGTTGCTGCTACGGGAGTTTCAAACTCTTCATCTTCAACTTCTACATCTTGAGCAACTGGTCTTGCACCTCTCTTACCAAGAACATACTCTAAACGAGTCTTTAACTCTTCGTATGTCTTGAACTGTGTAGGAGCAACAAACTCAGAAAGTGATAGTTCTTTCTTCCAGATTGCTTCCATTGCATCGTCATCATCTAGTAATGGTGATACAGCAGCGAACTCACTTGAATCATAATTACGGTATCCAGCAACATTCTTAGCTTTCAATTTAAAGTTAGCACCCTGCCAGAAATC